GGCTGGGTGGCCTGCCAGAAGGTGCCGGACACCGGCACCGTGACGTTGATCTCGGCGAGGTTGACCGGCAGCCGCTTGCCGGCGCCGTCCTCCACCTTCGTGTGGGTGCCAGTGGCGCCCCACACCATCTTCACGATCTGGCTGTTGTCGTCGAACGCGACCTGGTCGCCCGAGCCGGGCGTGATCGCGACCGTGCGGTCGGTCATCAGCCGACCTTGGCGCGCAGGGCCTCGAAGGCGGCGGTGGCCTCGGCGAGCTTGGCCTCGACCGCCGCGAGCTCGTCGCGGCGGGCCGCGATGCCGGCCGCCAGCTCGGCGACCTGGCGCTCGGCGTCGGCCTTCGTGGTCGCGATCAGCCCGTCGGCGTCGGCGCGCGCCGCCGCGGCCTGCGCCTTCGCCTCGGCGATCGCCTGCTCGGACGACGCGCGCGCCGCGGCGACGGCATCGGCCGACGCCCGCTCCGCGCGCAGCGCCGCCGCCTCCGCGGGGCGGATCCGCGCCTCGGCCGCGTCCACCTTCGCCGCCGCAGCGTCGGCCGCGGCGTTCAGCTCGGTGATGCGCTGGTCGAGCGTGTCGAGCGTCGCCAGCAGCTCCTCGCCGCGCTTCAAGCCGCGGAAGGCGTTGAGCAGCTGGCCGATCGCGTTCTTCGCGTCCGCGGTGGACATGGGCTCCGTCATCGCTTGGCCCCCGTCGCCTTGATCATCACCCGCACCGCCTCGCTCGCCACCCCGCCGGACATCGACGGCCGGATGTAGCGCGGCACCTCGGTGATCTGCTCGATCGCCGCCGACGTCTTGCTGATGGCGTTGCCCTGCGGGTCGGTCAGGGTCACGTATGTCGTGCCGTCGTTCGAGCCCTGGATCACCACCGTCGCGCTGTCGAAGGTGCCGGTGATCGTCACCACCGCGTCGGTCTGGTCGGGGAACTCGGCCGCGGCCCCCACCGTGTCGCTGTGCACCAGGTCCCACTGCGCCAGCAGCGAGGCCTTGCCGATCTCCAGCGGGCCGGTCAGCGATGCGGTGGTCATGAGCCTTCAGCCTCCGAGCAGGATCTTGGCGGCGCTCGGCGCCGGCGAGAGGTCGCCCTGGCCGCCGGTCAGGATGGTCGCGGCGCGGCCGCTCGCGGCGCGCGAGCGCCGGCGCTCCGCCGACGCGGCCTCCTGCATGGCCTGCTGGTCGGCCGCACTCTCACCCGGCGGGGGCGGCGGCGGCGGAAGGGGCGGCGGCGGGGGAGGCGGGGGCGGCGCGCTCGGCGTCGACAAGCACATGGTCAGCCACCCGCGCGAAGGTGATGAACGTCTCGCCGCGCTTGCCGAAGCCCGGCATCCACGATTCGGGCGTCAGCCCGAACTGCCGCAGCCAGGCGTGCGCCACCTGGTGCTCGGCGATCGACTGGCACTCGACCCGGTGCGCGCCGGCCGCCAGCAGCTCGCGCTCGAGCACCCGCCGGCACCAGAGCGTCACGCCGAGCGCCACCGAGGGCCAGTCGGCCGTCGCGAACATCCACAGCGAGAAGACCCCGGGCCGCGCCTCGACCGCACCCAGCGCCGCGGCCGGGATCTCGCGCCAGGTCGCCACCGCGCCGAAGCGGGTGACCGGCACGATCCGCTCTGCCCACAGGTCGGGATCCTCGAGCGCCACCATGGCGGTGATCTCGCGCCAGTCCTCCGCCCGCATCCGCCAGGCGATCGACGCGACCGCGGGGACCGTGAGCGGGGCTATCCGGACGTGGGCGAGGTCGAGCCGCATGCATGCCCGCGGTCTATCGCCGCCGGCGGGTCGCCCTCAACCGGCGCGGGGTGCCAAAACGCGCGCGCCGCGCGATAGGCCGTCCGCTTGGACACCCCCAGGCGCCACGCGATTTGCTTCCACAGCAGCCCGACCGCGCGCGCGGCGCGGATGGAGATCGCGTCATGCGGTTCAAGAGCGCGCGGCCGAGCCATCGGTGCGCGCCTTCTGCCATGCCCGGATTTCGGTCTCTCGCCACCGCTTGGTGTTCGGCCCGAGAGCCGTCGGCTTCGGGAAGTCGTGCCTTTCGATCCAGCGCGCAAGCGTCGTGCGGTTTGCGACAATGCCGGCCGCCTTCAAATCTTCGTAACTGAGCCACCGGACGACGTCATCGCCAGACGTCTGGGGCGCTTGCGGTCCGGCAACCGGCGATCCGGCAGCCACATGAATGTACGGCCGCTGCTTGGCAAGTACCGCAACGGCCTCGGTCGCCGCGCCGATTCGGGCAGACATCCCGTTGAGGAGCGGCGCAAGCCACCGCGAGAATTCCCCGGCCAGCGCATTCGAATAGCGGACGTGGTAAAGGATGAATTCCACCTCCTCGCTCATTGACCGGCCCGCGGCGGAGGCCCGCGCGCGCAACCACTCATTCGCCTCGTCCGTGAGCCGGAATTTTACCTGGTTGCGCTTGCGCTCGCCGGGCGCCTTGGCCGGTCGGCCGGGCCGCACCCTCGCCTCATCCGAATGGGTCATAGCCGCCGGTCTCCGAGAAGTTGAAGGGGTCGTACTCGCCCGCGCTGTGCCGCTGCGGCGCCGCCGCCTTCTCGGCGCGCTCCCCGCGCAGCACCGCCCGGCCCTCGCCAGCGCCGATCGCCATGTACTGCAGCGCGTCGGCCACGTGGCTGTATTTGTTCTTCTCCGGCTCCTCGGCGTAGCGCTCCCCCGACACCTGCAGCCGCCGGTACTGGTAGCCGCCCGCCATCGCCGCCTTCAGCACCGTGCAGCCCGGGTCGAGAAGGAACCCCGGCTTGCCGTCGACCAGGCGCAGCAGCAGCTCCTCCACCGCCGTCACCCGCACCGTCGGGTCGTTCGTCGGCGCCGGCCGGATCTCGAGCCCCTCCGCCCGGAACATCTGGAACGGCGTGCTCTCGTCGCTCTGCGCGCGCGTGTCGCCCGCCGGGTCGCCGAACATCCGCCACTTCCAGCCCGGCCACCGCGCCGCGAGCTCGCCGCGCAGCAGCCGCGCGAACCGCCGCGCCCCCATGTCCGCCGCCACCAGCTCGCCCAGGATGAACCACCGGTCGAACACCCGCTGCCCGAACACCGCCGCGGGCGTCAGCCCGAAGTCCACGCCCACGAAGATCGCGTGCCCGTCGATCGCCGCCAGCCCCGCGCGCGCCACGTGCGCCTCCTCCCGGAACTGCGGCCACACCGGCTTGCCCGCCACCAGCGAGCCCGGCTTGTTCAGCACGTTCACCCGGATCCAGGACCGCGACTTTCCCGCCAGCAGGTTCGGGTAGTAGCCGTCCGGCAGCCACCGCAGGTTCTCGGCCTCCGGGTTCGCCCGATAGCCCACCACGTCGCCCTCGTCGTCGAGCGCCTCGAACATCGCCGGCGGCTGCAAGAAAAACTCCCAAGTTGCCGGCTTCTTCAGCGTGCGCAGCTGGTCGACCGACAGCCCGTCCGGCGGTGCCACCTGCCCGCTCATCACCGCAATCCAGTGGTCCTCGCCCGGCGGGTTCGTGTCGAGCGACATCGTCGGCATGTCGCACCCGCCGTCCTCCTTCGGCGGGTAGCGCGCAATGCGCCCGTCCGCGTCGTCGATGATGCCGCGCTCGATCTCCCGCGCCTCGTTGAACCAGATGTCCGAGATCTCCGCCGACAGCAGCTTCTTGCGGTCCGCCTCCTCGTCGAGCGCGAGAAAGACCACCTCCCAGTCCAGCCCCTCGAGCCGGATCCGGTGCTCGAACGGCCGCGACCATTTGAAGACCCCGAAGCGGTCCTCCGGGAACACCTGCAGCCAGGTCTTCACCGTCGTGCGCTTCAGATCGTCATAGGTGTTGCGGATCACGTAGGTCCGCCGCCGCCGGACCCCGTCACGCCCCCGCGCCGCCGCCCGCCCGGTCAGGAAGTGCTGCAGCTGCCCCGTCGCCAGCAGGAACAGCCGGTAGCACGTCGTGCGGCTCTTCCCGCTGCCCCACGGCCCCTGGATCGTCGACACCCGGTGCCGCGACGTCAGGAAGTGCTCGAGCACCCGGCCGTCCACCTCGACATCGAGATGCAGCCCGGTCATTCGGAGGCGGCCTCCACGATGATCCGCGTGATCAGCCGCGGCTCGCGCTCAAGCGACCGTTCCAGCCGCAACGCGGCCTCGTCGCTGACCGATCGCTCAGACGCCCGGGCGACCTCATCGAGGCACCGGCGAAGTTCCGCGGCGAGCCGAATGGAGAGAGACGCGCCCTTGCGCTTCCCCGGCGGCCGGCCTCGCGATGCGCGGCTCAAGAGGCACCTCCAGCGGGAAAAATCTGTGAGGCACGTTCGGGGGAACCGTGTGCGGGAAGGGGCCCGTCCGCTCCCCTTCGCTCGCGTTTTTGCCCCCCGGCCTGGTCGCGGGTCCCTTCGCGCTCCTGCCCGCGCTCGGTGCCTGCGCCTGGTGCGCCCGGGCTCGAGGGCGATCGACCGCACGGCTCGGCGGCCCGCTCCGCGCAGCGCCTACCGAAGGCGTTGCGCACCTCGCGATCAGCGTGCGGGCTCAATGGCTTGCCCCGTCGTGCCGTCGATCAGCTGCGCGGATGTGCCGGAAATCGGCTCCGCGGGCCGCTGCACGTGCTTGAGGATGAGGTTCACGGTCACGCCGCCGCCGGCTGCTGCGCCCTGCTCGCGGGGCTTGA